AACGGTACAGGCCTTGTTTTTCTCTCGTCCTCCAGGCTGATTTCCGGCCACATTGTCCGGCCCTCACTTTTCAATCCCACCAGCAACAGCCCGTTGTTAAAGGTTTCTATCCGGATATTGACAGGTTCATCGTATTTTTTACGCAAATAACCTTCAAAGACTTTTACCTGTGAATTTACGTTCGCCATCATCCGGACATTGTCTCGCCATGTAGCGAACGCTTCGAATAACTTCTGCAATACAGCAACGAAGCCGGCAAGAAGAGACAGGCGCACCGGTTGCCTCTTATGAGGTGGCAACAACTGCCGTACGAGGTTCTTACAATTCATTCTCAGATTCATATTTCCAGTTCCTTTACAGATTTAAAAACAAGCCGGCTGGTAATGTCATATTCAAAATATCCCGATTCCAGTTCCGCGCAGATATCCACCGGCGAGAAATCCTCATCCGTAGCCCCCTTACGTTCCATCGCCAAAAGGTTACAGGTTGTCACTCCCGGAACATCCATAACGGCATCAATAAACCGCTGCCTGTATATCATGGAATCAAAGCCCTGCGAGGACTTGAACGTGTCCAGTGCGGCGGAAACATCCGTATTTATCTGTGTCAGCGGAACGGCCGGATCATAATACATTTCCAGATTATAACGTATCTTATCCTCGGTAGTGGAAACTATGGTAGTGTCCACTCCTGCGAACTTAATCGCATCAATGTAACCGGTGAAATTATACCTTTCTTCCAGTGAGAGCGGAACGATATTCCCGTCCGAGTCCCACTTGGCCGCTTTAATGACAAGCCGGTTGGTTTCTTCACGAACAGCCACCACCTTGATAATCCGGGCATCCGGATTATCTTCCGGGTAATAAAGCATTGCCCGTTCATCATCGAACAGAAGCTCATGCCCGTTCTGAAATCGGTAGCACATCTCGGCATACCATCGTACCGTTCCCGGTGTCACCTTCTCAACAAGAGTGTCCACCTCTTTCCTGAACATGTCCAGGATTATCTCAAACGTATGTACGACTACCGCAAACACATACGTCCACAACCGCCACTCCGCCACTTTAGAGGTGGAAAGAGAAAGCCCCGATTCCTGTTGTAGCGAATCGATGATACTGTCTTGAATTTCTTTAATCGTTCGTGCCATAGTCTTTCAAATCATAAGTTGTTACGTCCTTGTCTATTTCCCGAAGGATGTTTTTTTCAATCAGCCGGCTGTCCGTATCGACAAGCAACGTGCTGCCCTCAGGTAGCGGTAAATCAAAATAGAAACTTCTGTCGCTTTCTTCAATACCGGCTTCCGTTACTGCCTGCAAGTCATTCTCCATATCGGGGTTATCCTGCATGAGCTTTCCCACCGCCTCGCATGTACCATACTGTTCTATGGCAACGTCATATATTGTCTGGTTCGCCTTAGCCGTTACTCTCTTCATACTCCGCCACTACATTATCCAGAGAGACTTTCGACACTTTCATGCCGTCCCGCGTGAATTCCTTTCGGATGCTCCGCAAAAGTCTGTCCGGTTCATTGTCATTCATATATTCCAAGGCTCCCACACCCGTTTCCGGGCTTTCCTTGTAATGTCCTTTATCCGCCAACAGTATGTCCCGCTGGTGCTGCCCGATACTCTCCGCATAGAGAATGTCACCCGCCTGCAGGTCGATATCCCCGTTAGCCGTATGTCCGATATCAATCATAAGCCCTCCCCGTTACGATATTGTACACTGGAATGTCCCTGTCACCGGCCCGCCCATTGCCGGGGCTACAAGGCCGGCTGTATAGGTTATCTGGGCGCTTTTTATGGCATCCACCACTGTGGCGGCTATCTTGTCCGCCAACTTATCCAACGCGTCTTCACGTCCTTCCTTCTGGTTCATCACCTCGGTAAATGCCGATTTGATTCCGGCTTTGATTGTTGCTTTTACTAATGGCATATCCTATTCCTCCAAATAATTACTCAAGTCCTGTTGCACTCTCTGAAAGTCTGCGACGTTGATAGGCGGGCCGCTGGGGCCTACTCCTGTGGTTACCGTCAGTTTCTGTATGGCCGTCAATAGATCACCGAGTGTTTTCTTCAGTCCCGAACCGCCTTTCCTTAAGGTAAGGCCGCCCGTTGTTATCTTCACAGTCGTCTGATCCGACAGGAGCGTCAAGGCTTCCGCCTCATGGGTGACTTTCGTCTTGCCGTTGGTCACTTCCAGTTTGCCCGTATCGATATGAACGCTCACACTGTCACCTTTCCTGACGTCGATATTATCAAGGTCGGTCTTCAGCTCCAGATCGCCGCAGGTTAAAATAACCCCGTCTATCTCACCGAACCGGCATACAAACAGCTCGTTGCTCTTTCCGATACGGCATACAAGGACGGTGCTTTGCAACCTGGGAATAAAGGCAAAGCCCTGCAATTCCGAATCTACCAATGCACGTAACCTCACATCAAAATAGTCGACCTGCCCGTCACGCCGTACCGTACAAGTGTACTCCTTCTCATCCACTTCCGTCACAACGGCCGGAAAAACACTATCTCCGCCTTGCCGCTCGTGAATGGCACGTCTGATTTCTTCTATATCCTTCATACCTTGATACCGATTTCTATTTTTCTACGTGCGCCGCCCGTTCCGAACGTCACTTCCGTACTTTCTATGTAATAGTTCCCGCCGCGTTCCCGGTAAACCGGATCATCCAGCTGCGCCACCATACCCGGCAGTGCATAGGGAGCGAGGAATGTTTCAATCCTACCCCGGTATCCGTCAAAGCGGTAGCGCTCCAGTTCTTCGCGGGCCAACGCTTTCAGTTCACCGGCATCCTTCACGTCATAGTAATAGAGCGTTTTTGTCTCACCGCCCTCTTCGCCGATTTCCCCCTCTATCTTCGTGCCGTCCTTATAATAGCATACGGCCTTCACCTTCAGCCGGACATCCTCGGCGAGTTGGTACTTCAGCTCATCATCCTTGATGACATTATAACGAAGCCGGTATTTCACCGTTTCGCCCTGCACTTCGTGTGCCTTACCTGCGTACAGATTGCCGTCGATGTCAAAAAAGACGGCCAAACCGTACTCCTTTTTGAGAAAGCCGAGCACCCAGCTGCCGGGCTTGTTATTAACGACGAAGTTCTTTAATGTCAGGTCTACACAATAAGCAATATTCAAGTCCGGTAAAATGGTATTCAAACACTGTTTTAACGTTGTTTCCTTTCCCGAGAAAACGCAGTTTACCCGGCGGGTCGCATAGTATTCGTCCTCACACTCTATTTCCAAAGGAACCTTGTAATTCAATCGTTTCACGTAACCGGCAAACTCGATACTCAGATTACCGTCATAACCCAGCCTGATTTCCACCCGGTCGCCGACCTTGACAACCTGGGCCGTTTCTATATAGGCCGGCGCTTCTCCCGTATATTTAAGTACGGCAGTAACCGGAACCTTGATCACGGCCGTGGCGGCAAGGCTGTAAATGCTTCTCTTTATCCGTACATCATGTACCGATTTGAAAGAGACATTCCCGATCCTTATTTCCGAACAGAGTATAAACATGGCCTATTTGATTATGAGTTCAAAACTATGGTCCGTCACCAGTTCCATCTTAAATATCTGGACTGTTTCGGTTCCTTTCATATCGGATATATCAATGCTGCGGATAACCACCCGGTCGTCTTCCTCGAGGAAAATGTCCGTAAGTGCGCATTTCAGGATAACGGACTCGTTGATGTTGTAGAGTTCATTCAGTTCCGTCAGGGCCGCTTCGGGAAAATCATCGGACAGGGCAACACCCAATATGCTGATTTCGTAATCATCCAGACTGATAAGTTCCTTAACCGAACCTTTACGTCCTACCATTGCCGTTTCTACGATATTCTTCTTGCCGGTAAAGGAAATAACGGCATTAGGTATCTCATACTCCTTACCTTTGTGCTCCAGAACAACGGGCATGAAATAATATCTTCCCATGGCGTCTTTCTTACGAAGGACAGAACCTAAATCCGTATTCGTCTTTTCGCCGGCTGTTTCCCCATCGTACTCATACCCATCGCCGGACTCTGAACGGTCTGCCGCAGGCAACCACACACCGGGGTAAGGCAGTCCTTTGTAACCGATGACATCCAGCAGAATGTCCTTTATATTGAAATTTCCCATAGCTACACCTCGTATATTTCGTTGAACACATTGATAATCTCCTGCCGGATGGTATCTATACCCTTCCCGTCTGTATTCTGTACATGGATGGTGATCTGGTCGCATACGCGGTCTATACGTATCGTCCGGGGCTGCCTTTCACTACGATATCCGGACTCTGCCTTTTCCGTCATACTCCTCGTTTCCTGCATTACGTAGGCATCGGATACGGAACCTGAAGAGACCGGAGTGTTCATGGCAAGGGGAACGGTTATCATGGCGGCAATTTTGCGCACATTCAGCATGATGTCCTGCAGATAACCGTTCTTTTCGGGAGTGTATTCCTGGGCGTTATCTGAGGCTTTTGCCGCATCCGCCAGGCGTGAACGCGCATCCAAAGCCTTACCGGACGCACCGACAGCCGAGGTCGAAGCGCCGGGGGCAAGGTTCACCTGCAGGGGAGACAGCTTTCTTGTTGCGGCAGTATAGTCGGAAGACTCGTTATAATTCCGGACGGTACCGGCATCATTCAGATTCAAAACTTTCTTAGACTTGGAACTCTTGGCAAGTTTCTTCATCAGGGCATCATAATCCACCTGCGGGGTAACGGCTGCCGCCGGTACTTCCGGTACCGGGAAGCCGGAACTGCCAACACCGTTCTTCTTATCCTGTGAGGCCTGCCAGCTCTCGCTTCCGCGCTGCGTGCCCTTATCCCATGCCGCCTGCCAGTCGCCCCTCTGCTTTATATCCATACCGATAGATACGGGGTTGGCACCCAGTACCCCCTTGCCGATATCCATAAAACCGGCTTTCGCCTCTTTGGCCGCTTCCCTGAAATTACCCTTTACCAGGCTCACCAGGGCGGAACATACCTTACCCAAACCGCCCAATACCTGTTTGAAAGGAGCCACGATGGAATCAATCAATACACGCCCGAATTCTTTGACAGTCTCCCAGCAACCGTATATTACCCTGCGGAAGCCTTCAAACTTCTGCCAGCAGTAAACTATGGCGGCAACCACTGCACCGATGGCTGCCGCTACCCATGTCAGCGGACATGCCCACAGTGCTGTGTTCAATGCCAGCTGCTCACCGGTCAGAAGCCATGTCGCGCCTGCCTGGATACCGTCCCAGACGACCTTGGCCTTTTCAAGAAGAATAACCGATTTCGTACGGGCATAATTGATTAACAGGCCGGCGGACAATGCCGCTATGGCGGCGGTCAGCCCCCATATCAGGGGGTTGCCGTCCTGAAGCTGGGCATACCACCATGAAAACAGACTGCCGATAGCATTTACGACCGTACATAGACCACTCAGGAGAACACTTGCAATGTCCAGCCCGGTACTGATTAGCGGTAAAACAAGCTCACCTACACTCAGGCCGATGTTTTTAAATTGGTTCCATACTTCGGTTACTTTCTGCATCGTGTTCCTGGAATAGTTCATGGCTTTGTCCGTCTCGCCGGAAGATGCGGAAACCTCATTCATGGATTCACGCAGCTTAACAGTGTCTGAAATCATAACGGCAAAAGCATTCTTTGCTTCCTTGTCAACCAGCCCCAGCTTTTCAAGCAGCGAGGATTTCTGTTCGTCATTCAAACTACCCATCACACCCTGCAAATCGGAAAAAATATCCACAACACTGCGTATCTTTCCGGTATCATCGAATACCTTCACGCCGGCTTTTTCCATTTTACCGCGTACATCGGCGCGCCCTAATACTGAAAAGGCATTCTCCATAAGTACGGCGGCACGTTCGGCCGACTGCCCTTTTCCGGTCATGTAGGCAAATGTTCCGGCCACTTCCTTGTAGGCGATACCCAGGTTACTGGCACCGGCTATCAGATTGGGCA